AGCAAAATTATATAGTTTTACAAAAGGCCACATATTATAGTGGGCATACTCTACAAACTGTTCATCCTTGCGCTCAATATCAAATTCTCCCCAACCTTCTTTACCCACAGAGTTTGTGGTATTAATTATAAGTTTGCCCTTATCATTTATGTTATAGTCTAGAATAAGCTCTTTGCTTTTTAGAACTTCACCGTGAATGATGTTAGCAACTGTTGTTTTACCGGCTTGCTTTTTGCCAGAAATACCAATAATCATTAATAACTACCTTTTAAATCTGAAAGAATATTTTGTTGTATAGACTCTATTGACATGTCACCGATATCTTTACCCACAATCTTTGGGAACTTTAAGTTGAATGACCTAAATAATTCTCTTTGTATTTTTATTTTTGACTCCCTGCCAGCTTGATCATTGTCAGTAAGTATAATAAGTTTAGTTGCCCCACTTTTTAACAGAAGTTCTTTTTGTTTGTTTGATATATCTTTACCAAACAATCCTACACAATTTGTAACTCCAGCTTCATGCATTCTCCATACATCACCTTGACCTTCTACAAGAAAAAGAGTGGCGGTTTCTAGTGATCTAACTAATGCTTTATCATAATTGTATAAATAATTTGCTTTCTTAAATCCATCAGAAAACAAGTACTTTGGCGACTGCCATGATTTAGTAGCTCTAGCTATGAAACCGACCTTCTCTTCTTTGTAGAACACTGGTATGATAGATCTATTTTTCATTATAGAGTTTTTTTCTAAACAATCTTCTACAGAAAAATGTTTAAGAGTGTCTGAGTAAAATCCTCTAGACTCAAAATAAGGTGAGTTACCACAAGTGTTTACTTCTTGTATTGTTATACCTTCAGAATCGCAATTATCCTTAAAGATTTTTACAATTTCACCAAAATCTTTGTAAGGGTCTTCTATCTTATCTTTTACTTTGGTTATATTGTTTATATTATAAAGTCTACATACATATCTTAAAACGTCAGAAAAAGATGAAGGTTGACCCCTTTCTGTGAATATAGCTTGTATGAATCCAAATATATTAGTGTTACTATCTTCATGGCAATTCCTAGTCCAGCACCGCCAGTTTTTGTGAATTAAAGATATAGACAATCCATTTGAGTTATCGCCTCCATGAATAGGGCATTGCATAAAAACATTGTTGTTTCTAAGTTCCCAGTCAAGATCTAAGTCTTCAAGTAAAAGTGCTAAATCTTTAAATACAATATTCTTTACTTCGTTTAAATCAAGCTTTTGTTTTGCTGTACTCATCTTAATGTTTTTCAAATGGGGTCGGGTTTACGCCGTCAAATCTTTCCTCGTCTAAGATATAATAAAGATCTTCACTTTTTTGATCTATTAAATTATATTTAGACTTTGTTCTAAAACCACTCACATCATAAACTTTTGTTACATAAATTATTTGTTCAACCTTTGACATTTGTGTAATTTGACCATGAGATGGGCCTCCTTTAAAGTGTGCTTTATAGCTCATTCTGTATCTTCCTCAAATGGTAATTCAGCACCTTCTATGGCATCAGAGCCTCCGGTTGCTATAAGTTCGTCTCTAGTTCTAAATTCCGTTAACTTTGCATATTCTCCTTGCATAAGAAAATTAATATAATTACCGCCGTGAAGACCGGGGCCATGCCTAGCCTTTAAATTAATAACTTTGTGAGTGCCTGCTCTTGGGCCGTCTTCTGCTAGTTCCTCTGCCGACTTCTCTTTAAGGTATGACAGAGAGGTTACAAGCCAAACAATCCTGTCAGAGCCACTCATAGAGCCTGTATCTTCTCTTGTGATACCGTCTCTGTTCAATTGGCATAGCGCTTGACAGGGGATGTCTAGCTTAACCGTAAGATTATGAAGATCCATAATCTGAAAACCAAGAGCCTGAAATTCTGCTACCGAATTAGATATTCCAGATGATGCCATGAGTTTTAGATAGTCATAAATCACTAAGCATTCATTTGTTCTTCCTTCTTCATCTGTCCCAACTTCTCTCATTACCCATCTTTTTATATGGTTTAATATATTTTCAAAAGGGGCGCCAGCAACACAGACGTAAGTGTAAGGTATATTTTTAATCTCTTCTACAGCATTATTGACTGCGATGTATTTTTCTTCATCGTTTGCAAACTTTCCTGTTGCTATATCATTAATTGGAACGCCGCTAATATTAGATAGAATTCTATTTAAATGATCTTCCTTGCTCATTTCAGTATCTAACATGAGAACCGGAATTCCTTTGCGGGCATTGTGTAGCGCAACGTTATCGCCCCACACAGACTTACCAACCCCCGGCCTTGCAGCTACCATGTCAACACACTTGCGCCTTAAACCCCCTCCAATAACTGCGTCATATCTTGAAAACCCACTAGACAAACCAATTTGATCACACTGGTTTGATTGAAGAAATTCAAGGTACTCTTCAATATTTTCACATAAAAGTTCTTGACTTTCTCTTGTGTCTTCTTCTCTTAAAAAATCCATTACAGGATTTTCTAGCTTACCGACAATTTCATCTATATCTTCATCGCCATTGATTTCTGAAACATCTTTACCGATAGAGTTAGCAAGTTTTACTATATCTCTTGCAAATTCAAACTTTTTAATTTGAGCAGCAAAATGTAATACATTATCTTTATTGACGGGGAAATCCATCAATGATTTAATATAGTTTAACTCTCGTTTATCTTTAAAGGTTTCAATGAAACCAAGACGTTCTGCTGAAGAAATGAAAGATGCAACATCAACTTCAACTTCGCTGGCAAAAACTTTTTCAATACACTTATAAATTATTTGATTATTTTCAGCAGCGAAACTGTTGTGATCCAGTATTTCGGAAACTTCAATATAAGAATCTAGACCGTGAGCAAAAAGACCAGCGAGTACTGCTCTTTCTGCCCCCAAATCTTGCAATATTTTTGTCATGTTACTTGCCGCCGCAACGGTTACACCTTTGGTATTCGCCATAAACTAAATTAGAATTCATCTTGAACGTTTTTCCGCAAACATGGCATTCTACATCTACAATATTTGCTTTTTTCCTATTCCTTGGCGTTCTCTTTACTTTAGGCGTTTCCATGTCAGTAAACTCAGTACCATCATCTTGCCAAGTATTCTTTTTGAACTTCACAACTTCTCTCCTACCTTTAGGTTTTGCATTGTTTTTATGCATAGTAAAATCATCTTTATTATTTTCTGTGGTTTGAATAGGCTCTTCCACTTCAACCTCTTCTTGTTTTATCTCGACACCCATTGAATTACCAATAGTTTTAAAAACTTTTTCAAAAGCTTCTTTTTGTTCGACATTTAAGGATTCAATAAATTTAGCTATATCTTCTGGGTTCATTTTCTTTTACCTTTTAGTATAAAAAACATATCACTGGCTGATATACGTAATGTTTCGTAGCCAAAACTGTTTAGTAGTTCAATTATTTCTTGCTCTGAAGTTCCAGCTTCAGTTAACGTTGGTCCAATTTCAAATTGACCACAGGTAATTTTATTAGATTTTAACATTTCTGAAGCGCCATCAAAAACCATCTTCTCCGCTCCTTCAACGTCTATTTTTAGAAAATCAATATTTTGAATATTCAAATCAGAGCAATATGTGTCTAGCTTTACAGATTTAGTTTTAAGCTCAAATATTTCTTGACCCAAAGATTGAAACACGGGTCTATTTATAAGACTGCTGATTCCAACAGAAATATCTGGAATGTATATCGTTTGCTCGCCGTTGATGTCAGAAACACAGTAATCATTTACGGAAATATCGTTGTAACTACTTTTTAAATGATTATATAAGACAGGGTGAGGTTCAAAACAATGACAATGAGAACTAAATCCGTAGCTCTGTAATGCTTTTATGAAGCTTCCAGCATTACTGCCTACGTCAAATGCTATTATAGTACTTGCAGGGTCGGGATTACACGTTTCAAAATATATTCTTAAAGATTCTATATGAATTCCTATGTCTATAGACGACAAAAAATCGTAAGAATATTCTTTTAAAAATGAGTCGCTTATCTGTTTCATTTTCTTTTACCTTTTTCAAATAGTATGTCAGCTTTCCTTCTAACGTTATACTCTCTAGACTTAATATTTTCAAGTCTTCCTTGAGCAGTTAATTTCCATTCGTTAATTTTTCTAGCTAGGTCGTCGTTTCTTAAAATCGTAGCAACTTTAGTTTCGTGTTTTGCGTATGTATCCCACACACCACTGGACAACAGTTCAGATATAATACTCTGTAACGAATTTTCACACCACCGTATTACATTTTCGCATTGAGCGCGCTCTGTACCAATGTGATCTACATACTGCATAAGTTGATATGCGTAACCAAAACATTCATCTTGTGTTAGTTTATCTAAGTCTTCTAACGACAAAGTTTCTGCCAGAGCAAACTCTGGATTAAATCTTGTAGGCGTTATGTTTTTTGCGGTAACATATGCTTCAATACCATCTAAAAATTCTTTTAATCTTTCAGCGGCTTTCAATTTGATTTCTCCAATCTTCTAGACTGTCTGAGTATTTAAGAACCACAAGTTCTATTCCGTTTAGTTCGCACCAGTCTTCTTTTATAAAGTCTCTTTTGAGAGAAGTCAAGAAACCAGCTTTGGTTTTATGAAAAAACTTACAAAATTCATAGTGTTGTTGCCCGTGAACTTCAACACCTAGCTGTAAGTTTGGGATAAAAAAGTCTAGAAATAAAGTAGACTTCTTAGCTGGATCTCTTGACCCCGGCAATTTAACCTCTTCAAGTATAGTGTAGCCAGAGAACATTTCGTGTAGTAATTCTCTAGCCGTCATATGATACTTCGATTTAACAGTCTTGTCATCTTTTTTTACAATATATTTATTCAAATTTAGATTATATTCACGACCGTTAAGACCTACGACTTTCATAATACGTTTCTTATTTCTTCGTATAAAAATTGTTGTATCTCCGTATTTTCTTCTATGAAGTCACTAAGTTTTGACATGCCTTGGAACTTAAAGAATTTTTCTACTGCTTCTGCGTTATCTACATCAATATCATTTTTTTTCAGTAGCGCTTGAATTGCTGGATCTTTTTGGTTGTCTATAGCTGTAGTTATCGTATACCAAGCGCCAGCCTGTTTAATAAAAGTTAGCTCATTTGCGATTTCACAAAGTTCTCTAACCTCATCAATGCCAGCTCCGTACCTGATATAAGACACAGCATTAGAGTTTGGCCTACCGCCAGCAGCAGATGTTTTGACCACCCAGTTTGCTACTTGCCCAACGTCATTACCAGAAGCGTCAGTCTCTTCCCATTTTCCACGGTGAGTAATCACCATATTCGTTCCCGCTTGATACTGAAGCATGTTACCGCAGTCAGCAAGCTTGCTTGGAGACCAACGTGAACCACCAGTGTTAGCAATATTATGAGTAATAAAAATAAGTATAGCTCTAGTTCTTGCTACGTCATTACTAATACGTTTAAAGAACATAGATAGTAGTCTAGGTAGTTGCGCTCTAACTCCACCTCTAACTTCTCCATCTAGTTCATCTTGTGGAACCATATTAGACACAGAGTCAATAATCGCCACAAAGTCGGGCGTATTCTTAACGTATGTCTCAATAGCATTTAAGAATGTTTCGGCAGATACGACGGGTTGATTATCTGTAGCTTGAACAATCTTAATTTTATCTGCATCAAGACCTTTAATTCCAGTAAAATTTTCTTTGGTCAATCTACCTTCTGTATTAAAGTAAAATACATTTTTGCCTGCCGCCTGCGCTTTGGCAGCAAAATATAGCGATGTTGTAGTCTTACCAGTTTTAGGATCGCCAGTCATAACAACAACACTACCTTCTCTTAAACCCCCGCCAAGCGCCAAGTCTAACGCTGGAGATATACCTATAGTATCAAAGGTCTGTAGATCTTGTAAAACTTTTGTGCCTTGCTCTACAATATCTCCGTATTTAGCAATTATCTGATTACTTACAATATCGTCATCAAACTTAGCCTTCGTTTTCTTTTTTGCCATTTAGTCCTCTCAATTTATTTAATTTAGATTTTTTGCCATAAGTATTTTTTCTTACAGTCGGCTTTTCTTTAATGTCCAGATCTTGTTTCTTATCTTTGTTTTCCTCAATGAATTTAACCTGTTTTAATATTTCAGGTACTACCCTCTTATTTTTTAAAGAAAAAACTTTAGCTAAAGAAGGAGAATTGACCGCTTTTACAACAGCCACCTCTCCATATTTTTTTATTAGTGAATTTGCAGTAAACAATTGTTGCTTAAAAGTCCAGTCCCAAGGTTTTTTGTTCCAAAACTTATAACCTAGTTTACCTTCATTCTTGTGTTCTGCAAGCCTTAAACACATTAATTCAGCTAAATAAGAAGCGCAAGTACAATAATCTCCAGTTGACTGATGTTTATACTTGCTTTTTTCAGTTCTTTTTCTTTTTGTCATAGATAATTGATTCTTCAAAACAGCCTGATTCATAATCTTTATATTCCTTTTCAACAATTAATTCAGGTATCAACCATAACGTTTTATGAACAACGCCGTCTTTAATTTTTCCAATAGTATAAGTTTGTTTGCTTTCTGCGCCAAGCATACCTACCACAGATTTAGCAAAATATATACCATCAATATTAGTTATGTCAATCCTTTCTCTATGGGATTTAAACTGAATACTTAATTTACTTAAAAAGACTTCATTGTTATCGCAATACCTTTTCAATTCATGCCAACGTTTTGTATTGTCAATAAAATATTCAGTACCATCCTTTAGGGTTACAATTAACCATGTAGCTCTAACGTTAGTTCTGAATACTTCCGACCATCTTTTTTTGTCTGTTATTTGATGTTCGTCGTGCATCTTGAATCCGGTTTTTTATCCTTGTTTCTTTTTCTGATTTCATCGCCAAATTCAGAAGCCGCCTGAGTCATTACCGTTGACCCTTTATGTGAAGCAAAAAGGTTTGGCTTTTCTTCTTGAGTATGAACCCTCTTCTCTTTTGCTTTTTCTACATGCTTCTCCACTGTAGCTTTGGGTCTATTTAATTTCTTAGCTAACTGTTCTACTGTAAACTCTTGATATTTATTTTCAATGTAAAATTTCTCCACATCTCCTAAAGGTCCAGTCTTAGCCATTCTGATAACTCCTGTTTGTTCTAGTTAAGTAAATAGAATTGTTTGTTTGCAAGTATGTAACATAAAAATCAAAAGTTTTCTTTTTAACTTTTTGCATTTTAGTTTCTAAGTAGGCTTGTCTTTTTTGGTATTTTCCCATTGGGTCTAGAGGTAAGTTTTGATAAGTAATAATGTAGTAGGTTTCTTTATCTGCTTCAATTAAAATTTGAGCATAAACTTTGTCAACATCATTAGATATAATCTTTCCATTTTTATTTATATAGACATATTCTTTTTTTGGTTTTTGTCCAGTTATAGTAAAGTCCATTAATTCCCTTCCATTATATACTTAGCTTTTTGTTTATCCGTCATGCCGTTTATGTCTTTCATGGATTTATTACCCTGTTTTTGATACCAAGGTTTTTCGGGTTCTGGATTTCGTTCTCTTTTCATAGCCTCCATCTCATTTATTCTACCTTTATTCAATTTTGTATTTCTAT